CACGGTTTTATCCAAAAACCATTGCGTCGGTCGCGCCTGCGTGTCTTTATTCGGAATGTTCCAGTATTCGGCGCGTGAAATCTGATTCATCTGAATGTCGGTATCACTGCCGCTGATAGTACGCCGGACGATTACATCCAAGACATCAATGGTGTAAGCATCGAGATCTTGATAAGTTTGTCCTAACGTCAAGGTGAAGTTGGTGTTTTGCACGGTCCATTGATTGAGACCGCGATTTGCCCAATCTGCCATCAATAGATTCAGAGAACGACGCGCCGTGATACCATCGTAAGCCGTACGGTATTCGAGACCACAGCGCTCGTAAGCCTCTTCGATGTATTCTGCTACATCGGGTTCAAAATCACGTGATCCAGAGGTGGCCATCAGTAACTCCCGTTAATGGGTTTTTTAGCTTTGCCTTTTTTGTAAGCCTTGGATTCATAATCACCGCGAGCGGTAACTCCCGCTTTTTCACCGCGTTGATAGCGTCTCCTTTCAGTGGCTCCTGGCATCTTAGCCTCCCTTGTTCATTTTCATTAAAGTATCCGCTAAATTGGCTTGTTTGACAGTGGTGGAATCATATTTTTCAGGGCTACGTTGAACAGCTCTGACGAACTGTTTAGTAGTCTTTCCACGATCCTTGGCCTTGCGGCTGAAAGCCCCAGGACGTTTAATCGCTTTTTGAATCCACTTTTTGTCTTCAGCCATTTCTAGCCGCCATCGGTTGTAAATGCCGTCATTCGAGTCACGTTACTCAATACCGCGTGCAATCCAGTTTTAAATAGCACTCCCGCATCGGGAATAGCTAAACTCTGGTTGGTACCCGCTTCGACTCCAAATATCAGAATCGCGGTACCCGTTGCCGAAGTATTGTCGTAAATAGTTATCGTACCGTCAGAACCTCCACCTTCAGCGGTAAAACCCTTGAGTCGGGTTCTGCCCGTGTAGACGGTTGCGGTAGTTGCGGTCGAATGCGCATTAACGTCATTACCCGTAATGCGCAACGTACCCTTTGTAACTCTTGTACGGCCTTCTAAATTAGCCATCAGTTACCTCCTAACTATTTTCGCCAGCGTTTCTTTTCTTAGCTGCCCAAATGTAATCGATTGTCATGGTCTTCGCTGCCGTCGCTCCGTTTTGAATACAAATAGTCGGAGCTAAGTTGGCATCCGGGGCATTGCTAGTTACCGATGTACCCGAATCCACGCCATCTACATAGTAGTGAAACAGACCGTCGTTGGAATTATAAGCAAACGCTAATTCCATATTGGTAGCATCCGCTAAAGTAGCCACGCCCGTAGCGGTGGTAAAAGTACCCTCGTTACCGACGCCAAAACTGACGGACGTAGTGCCATCAGCCTTAGTAAAGTAAACCGCATCATTGGTACCGTCGATGACGGTAGTATCGATGTTGGCTAACCCTATGGCAATATCACTCTGGGTCGCATCACTGACTTGAAACTTAACTCCAAAGAATAAATCTTTGGAAGCTTCGTAAGTGAAAGTACCTATGGTCAATTGCATTTCAGTGCTGTCGTTATCAGCTGCTGCATTGGTTATTAAAAGTAAACCACCGTCTCCCGATGTCAATGCTTGCGTCGCGCTACCCTGCTCTGTAACAGTCCAGTGGCCTGCGGTATAAGTATCGAAGTCATCGAAATATTGATGATTAAAGATAGGACTCGGTGATCCCGATAATCCTAATGCACTAAATTTTGAAGCGTTAGTGACTCCCGCTGTAAAGTGTGTTGTCATGGACAGATCCTCCGGTTATTAATTAACTTTACGTGAATCCAGTACCTCTATTATGGGTACCATCCACCTTCCATAATACACAAAAAAAAAGAGGACGCAAAGTCCTCTTCTCTTATTTCCGCTTGAGTTAGAAACGACGGAAATTACGTTCCTTATCGAACCTGTGTCTTACGCTCCGCTAGAGCCGTATATTGCACGAGGGTTAGACCACCCAAATGAATATCTCTCACGAGCTTTGAATCTCACGTTTCCAGTATCGAAGTCGCCTTCCATAGACGTGGAAATTGGTGTACGTTCAAAGTGTTTGAGACCATCGGGGCAATCGCTCAACAAGAACCATGCATCATTATCCGTGAGGAAATGATTAACTGCATAGCCTTGAGGAACCATACCCATGCTGCGAATCGGATTAACGTCGTTGTCAGCTGAGAAAGGAAGTCCTGGAGTTTCCAGGATTCTTTCCGCTATGAATTGCTGTTGTGGGGGAACAACAAGTTTTGTTCCCTGTAGAGCAAGAATTAAACTCCTGTCATCAACAAAAGTTGAAACAGAGATTAACGCATTTTCCAACGAAGTTTCGTTCAGATCCACATACGTACTCGGACGATTAGAGAAAGTTCCGCCACCCGCGAGGGTGTGCGCTGAATTCACCAATGATAGACCATCGCCACCAGTGTAACTGGAACTGAATGCGTTGTTTAACACATTTGCTCCTTTTACCTGTTTAGAATGCGCCATACTTCTGGCCAAAGCCTTCGTATATCGCGATCCTAGACGATCGTATAAGTTGTCTTCAACTGCTTCTTCAGTAAGAGCAAACGCGAGAGCTACTGTCTCGTGTGTGTATCTTGCTGTGAAACCTTCACTTGCGGTATCGTAATTGACACCTTGGCCTTCTGTCTTAACTTCAGCATTACCGAAACCAATGATTAGCACTTCTTCTTCAAAAGCTCTGTCCGAAGACTCGGTTTCAAAGATTTCTGCCGTTTCATTTTCGTATCGATCATATTCCATGCCGAATAAGGCATTAAGACCAGGCTCAAGTTCTTTCGCTAATTGCGCTCTTGAAATTGCCATTTCTTAATCTCCTTACGCTAGACCAACTTGTCGTTGTACCAACAAGTGATTTTGTATTACAACCATAACATTAGTGTTTGCTGCGCTGACATCGGAATTCTCCGGGTCGCCTGAGATGTCTAGTGCCTTCAAGGGCAATGTGGCCGTGGTGGCTCCTGTTGACACATCGAGTTCCATGTAGGACCAGCCGCTGTTTGAGCTGCCAGTTCCACTGTTATCAACGATATCAAAGTTACCAAACAAATCTGCAAGAGGGAATGCCGCGTCGGCTTGTACCTCGAAGACCACTGAAGGGTCATCGATGATAAAACCTACCGCATCCGTTGCAGCGTTGCCGGGCCAGTAATTGCTCCAAGTTGGCTTACTCGTTGTCGGGTCGGTGTAAAAGCAACCCCAAAATACGCCTACGATAATAGCGCTTGTCGCGCTACCAGCGTCAGCTCTGGCGATACGTGTTACGATTCCGCCAGTATTTTGAGTCACTACATCACCTTGGTAAATATTCGTCGTGTTGGTGCTGCCAGATGTAGTTACCCTAAATCTAGACTCACCGCCAGTGAAATATGCACCGCCGATTTTACGAGATGGACGCAGACCAAAAGGTGCATCATTATTTGCCATTCTCGGTATCTCCGGTTAAATGTTAGCAACAAGATCCAAAATTATCTTTTGGATCCACCAAATGTAACCTGCGTTTTCCGTTCACGAGTGATCGGCATTGCAGGGTGTTCATCTTTCATAAGGTCGTTATCAACCGCTTCCATTTGAGCGCTGGTACGACTTTCGTAGTAAGCATTCCTTTCGTTTATCGTCTCCTGTGGTATTTTGCAAAGGATAAGTCCGCCGATACCTACGGTACCTGCGTGTTCGCCTTCGTTAATAGTGGGGAGATGATAGCCGTTGACTTCTTCGGGTTTAACAGGGACGTAGCCTTCTCGAAAACGATAATGCACGTTTTTCCTGTCTTCCTCACCGCGCACTGCCGTTCTTACCCAGCGGTAATGAATTCCCGCAGGTGGTTCAGGCGTTTCCAGTAACTGTGGAGGAGTCCAGGGTTTACGCTGTTCTTCTATCTCACGAGTTTCCTGTTCGCGTGGTGTTCTGTCTAAGTTTGCTTCATCAGACGCTTCTTGAGCAATTGCTTCTTGAACGTCTGAATTCTCTACAAGCGTTCCTTGAACTCTTGTGTCTTCGGTCTGGTTATCAGTTTTATTATTTTTACTCATGACCTTTGTAATCTAACCTTATGTTTGGCATATTCCTTGAGTGGCACCCCTAGCTTTTTAGCCAGTTGTTGTTCGCTGGGTGACAATTCAACTCTATTGCCTTGATTGCGTCCTCTTCCATTAGCGCGTGTTGCTGAAGCGACCGTCTGGACGGGTTTACTGTCGCTCTGTACGTTTTCATCTGTAAATTTGTGCGGCATTTCGTGCCGAATTCTTTTATCTATTTCAGAATAATACTCATCGGACTCAGTGTCAAACCCTTCTGACTCTAATTGACTGTGTACCCCAAAGGCTACATTGGTCAAAATAGGGTCAACGCCGAACCAGTTATTCTTTTGCGCCCAACCATGGGCTTTCTGTGATGGCTCTCCATATTGAGTAGAATTGGTTGCTGGTGGGGGTTGAGATTGCATCAACGTCTGCTGTTCCGCCATCAATTTTTGTTGGGATTGATAGGCTTCGAGCTGTTGTTTATATTGATCCAAACGCGTACGGTCTGCCGCTGCGGTGGCCATCAAAGACTGCGCTTCCGCCATGGCTTCTGCGTCCTGCTGTTCGGTGGCATCTTTCAACGCCTGCTTGGCAGAACTGGTCTGGGCATCAATACGACTTTCAAACTCGGTGCCGTAATTCTCTGAGATCTGCTCTTGAGACTTTCTTAACTCCTTGTTTTGGGTTTCGAGTTCTTTGGCGTATTGCAGTGCCTGCAATTCGCGACGCGCATATTCTTTGCTTTGTTTGACCGCTTGGTCGATACGATTCTGCGCTAACGCC